ACCACAATCGAACGACCGCAGCCGCCTTGAGCGGCACAGCGCCTTGAGCGCCCACGGTCCCCGCCAGAGTCCCCCGACTCCGGCGGGGATTTTTCGTTTGCCCCGGAGCCAGCTTGGCACCAGTCATCCCGACCGTCGAACCGATCCAAGCCCGAGCCGGGGAAACCTGGCTCTGGGACGCCGCGTTCTCGGACTACCCACGGTCCGACGGGTGGGCGCTGTCCTATGAATTGCGCGGGGTTGATCGAATCACCATTGCCGCCGCGCTGACCACGGCCAACGGCGAGGGCTGGCATGTGGTCGTCCCGGCCACAACGACTGCGGGATACGCGGCGGATTCCTACGAGTTCATCGCCGTCCTCACCGGCTCGGGCACCTACGCCGGCCGGGTGCATCACCTCGCGCTTCCCCGATTCCAGATACTCCCGAACCTCGTCACCGCGGCCGCGGGGGACCGGGTCTCCCACGCCCAGGAGATGTTGAACCTGGTGCGCATCGCGATCAAAGCGCGCATCGCGGGGGATGAGCCCGAGTTCTATGCGGTGGATGGATCGAGTGCTAAGACGATGTCGATGGATCAGCTCCGGCGGCTCGAAATCGGGTATGCCGCGATTGTAGCGCGTCAGACCCGGCCCTCGGAGTTCGGACAGCGTGTGCAGTTCCGGAATACCCCGGTGTCGCGGTGATCAGTCTCGACCTGCCCCGGAAGGTGACACCTCGGCCACGGAAGCGGTCGTCGTTCATGGGCAACTTCGCCGGCGCCGCGTCGAATCGCCTCACCGCCGATTGGTTCACGGTCCTGCTGTCCGCCGATCGCCTGTCGCGGTCAAGTCTCAAGACGTTGCGCGCGCGCTCCCGTCAGTTGTGCCAGGACAATCCCCACGCCTCCGGCCTCCAAGCGTCCTTCACCGACAACATCGTGGGGAGTCTCGGCATTGGGCTCAACCCGCGGATGCGCTCCCCCCGCGGGAAGCTCTTGAAGAAAGACAATCTCGCCGCGTGGCAAGCGTTCCAGCGGTGGGGGGAGCGCGGGATCTGCACCGCCGACGGGCAACAGTGCTGGTCGGAATTTCAGCGGTTGGTGTTCAAGACCTGGTTCTCCGATGGGGAGGCGTTTGTCCGGAAACTCCCGGGGTTCGACAACGCCTTCGGCTACGCCCTGCAGCTGATCGACGCGGACCAGCTGGACGAGGCGTACAACCTGGCACCTAGTGGGGGACAGCATGAGATCGTGCAGGGCGTGGAGATCGACCGCTGGGGCCGGCCGGTGGCGTACTGGTTCTGGGTCAATCACCCCTCCGAATCCCAGCGGGAGAAACGGCGCGAGCGGATTTCCGCTGACCAGATCATCCATCTCTTTGAAGCCGTCCGACCGGGTCAGCACCGGGGACTCCCGATCCTGACGCCGGTGCTGATCGCCATGAAGCTGCTGGACGGCTACACCGTCGCCGAGGTGACGGCGGCGCATGTCGCGGCTGCACAGGGCGGCTTCTTCACGATGACCGGCGAAGACGCGCTCAGTCTCGGGGAGTCGCAGGACACGCCCGCCACGGACGCGGATGGCGAGCCGATCCCGATCGAGATGGAAGCCGAGCCCGGCCTCGCGCGAAAACTTCCGCCCGGCTGGCAGTTCAATCAGTGGAGTCCGGAACATCCGAACGGCAATTTCGGGGAGTTCCAGAAAAACATGCTGCGTGTCATCTCGCGCGGCGTCAACACCTCCGCCATCACCGCCTCCGGCGACCTCTCCGACACCAGCTTCAGCTCCGGCCGCGTGGGCCTGACCGCAGAGCGCGACGCGTACAAGGCGATGCAGGTCTGGTTCGGCGGTCGGCTGGTGACGCCGGTCTACCGCGACGTGCTGCGCTACAGCTCGCTAGCCGGCCAGGTCCTTCTTCCCACCCCGGAGGCGTCGCGCTGGTCCGAGTGCGAACTCGAGCCGCGGGGCTGGCAGTGGATCGATCCGAAGAACGACATGGAGACGACTCGGGGCGAGATCGGCATGGGGGTCCAAAGCCCCCAGCGGGTCTGTGCCGCGCTGGGCCGGGACTACGAAGAGATCCTCGACGATATCGAAGCAGCGAAGGAGATGTGCGCCGAACGCGGCATCGACTGGCCGACCTTCGCCGCGCCGAACACGCCCACCGCCGAGACCACGCCATCGCCCCCCTCGGGTCCACCGCCGAAGAAGCTCGGCACCGGCACTGGAAACGGCCACGGGGCGAATCGGATCAGCGGCCTCCTCCCGCTTGCGGTGCAACCGTGAGCCGACTGCACCGACTGATTGCCGCGGCCTACAGTAATTGCTGGGCGATTCGACCGGACGTGCTGCGGGCCATTATCGACGTCCTGGCCTTTCAGGCGGACGGCGGACGGCTCTCGCCCCAGGAGGTCGCGCAGCGGATCGGGGACCGGAAGACCGCTCCGCCAGCTGGAGCCGGCGTTGCGATCCTCCCGCTCTACGGGTTGCTCGGCCACCGAATGAACCAGGTGCAGGACACCTCCGGACCCGGCGGCACGTCGACGGAGCAGTTCGGCCAGTGGTTCGACGGCATGGTCGGTGACGCGTCCATTTCCGCGATCGTCATCGACGTGGATTCGCCGGGCGGGGTGGTGCCTGGCACGCCGGAGCTCGCCCAGAAGATCTACGAGGCACGCGGGATCAAGCCGGTGGTGGCGATCGCCTCGAGCATGGCGGCGAGCGCCGCCTACTGGATCGCGGCGGCGGCGGAGGAGTTCTGGGTGATCCCGTCCGGAGATGTTGGCAACATCGGCGTGTACGGGATCCATGAGGATTGCTCGGCGATGGAAGCCGAGAGCGGGATCAAGACGACGATCATCTCCGCCGGGAAGTACAAGGTCGAGGGTAATCCACATGAGCCGCTCACCGACGAAGCCGCCAAGGCCATGCAGGCCCGCGCCGATTCGTTTTACGACGACTTTACGAAAGCGATCTCGGTCTACCGCGGGGTGGACCAGGACCAGGTGATCAACGGTTTCGGTGAAGGCCGGATCGTCCGGGCGAAGGATGCGAAGAAGCAGGGCATGGTCGACAAGGTCGGCACGCTCGACCAGCTGCTCGTTCGGCTCGGCGCGAAAGGCCCGCGGTCGAAGATGGCCGCGACGGCTCCAGGGCTTTCCCTCGTCGCGTCAGCTCCCAGCACACAGTCCATCCTCGCGGGTGGTGCATCGGATTCCAGCACTGCGGACGTGGCCGCGGCGCCGGTCGTGGTCCCCCTCCACGCTGAACCGGCCCCTGAGGCCAAGGAGTTGAGCATGTCCGACAAGGACAACTCGGCCGCAATTGAGGCCGGAACGGCGGCGGTGGCTGCGGCTGCTGCCCAGAAGGCGGAAGAGGCCAGGCTCGACGGGCTGCTCGCCCTCGCCAGCGAGCATAGCATCCCGATGGCCACGGTGCTGAAGTGGCGGAAGGGCGGGACCTCGATCGAAGCGGCCCAGGCGGAGATCCTGACGGAGCTCAAGACGAAGCACGCGGCGGCTCCGGCGCTCACCCCGTCGGTACGCGTGGGGGAGACCGCCGAGCACGGGAAGACCGGCCCGTTCCGGACCCTGGGCGAGCAGCTCATGGCCGGCTCGCTCCTTGGCATGGGCAAGGCCGACGAGCGGACCCGGAACATGCTCGCCGCGGCCAGCGGCGCCTCGGCCACGGTGGGCACCGATGGCGGGTTCCTGATCCAGAAGGAGTTCACCACCGAGCTCCTGGAGTCGGCGTTCAAGTCCGGCGACATCCTGTCGCGAGTGGATTCCACGGAGGTCGGCGCGCTGGCTGACGGACTCGAAGTCGTGTACCTCGACGAGACGAGCCGCGCCACCGGCTCGCGCTGGGGCGGAGTGCAGGTCTATCGCGCAGCCGAGGCCGATTCCGCCACCGGCAAGAAGCCGCAGCTCGGCAAGTGGGAGTGCCGTCTCGAGGACATCATCGGGCTCGCCTACATGACCGAGCGGCTGCTGCAGGACGCCCCGGCCATGCAGGACGTGTTCTCCAAAGGCTTCCAGGAGGAGTTCACGTTCAAGGCCGAGGACGAAATCTTCCGCGGCAATGGCACCGGCCAGATGCTCGGCATCCTGACCGCGCTCTACTCCGCGACGGCCGGGGCCAGCCTCGGACCCACCGTCTCGGTGGCCAAGGAGTCGACCCAGACGGCCGACACCGTCATCTTCGACAACATCGAAAAGATGTGGCTGCGGGTCCATCCGCGCTCCCGCGCGAAGGGCGTCTGGTTCGTCAACATCGAAGTCGAGCCGCAGCTCGCCCAGCTCCAGGTCGGCATCGGTGTTTCCGGCCAGCTGGTCTACATGCCCCCGGGCGGACTCTCCGGTGCGCCCTACGCCACGCTCAAGGGCCGGCCGGTCATCCCGTGCGAGTACAGCTCGGGCCTGGGGGATGTGGGCGACATCGTCTTCGCCGACTTCTCCCGGTTCAAGGTCATCACCAAGGGCGGGCTCCAGTCGGACGAGTCGATCCACGTCCGGTTCCTCAACAACGAGCGGACCTTCCGCTGGGTCACCCGGATCAACGGGAAGCCCAAGGACAAGACCGCCATCACCCCGTACAAGGCGACGGACTCCACGCTCCGGCTCTCGCCGTTCGTCACCCTGGCCGCCCGCTAAGGGCACGCTGACGCCCTGAAAGGAGGGCTTGCACCATGTACGGTTTGCATATGGAGCACTCACAGATTGCAATGGGTCTCGCTCCGGTGGCGGATTTTGCCGGCGCCGATCCGGTCTACTCCGACGTGGTCTCGCTGAAGCTGCACAATCGCGCGCAGTTTCTCGTGTTCTGGGGAGTGGGGACCACCGGCACGATCAAGTTCACCGTGGAGGCGTGCGATGATGTCGTGCCGACGAACGTCGCCGCAGTGCCCTTTCACTACCGGATCACCCCAGCCGGTGCCGTGCCGGGTGCGATCACCCGCACCACGGCAGCAGATGGCGTGACCAACGTTGCCGGCTCGGATCAGATCATCGAGATCGAGCTGATCGCGGCGGAGCTCTTGGCCAGCGGGTACTCCTACGCCCGCCTCAAGATGGACGAGGTGGTCAACAGCCCGATTCTCGGCGGCATCCTGATCCAGCTGATGGAGCCGGTGCACTCGGGTCCGGCGACGTCCTCGGTGGTGGTGTAATCACTGGGCGGGGCTTCGGCCCCGCCGCTACCGGCGTCTCGCGCGTAAGCGCGGCCGACAGGTCGGGACGCCAGGGAGAATGACATGAGCACCAAGGCCCAGTACCGCGGCGGCGTCGCCACGTTCTACGATGGCACGTCGTTCGAGAGCGTGAAGCCGCTGGCCCCGATCCTGTTCGAGGAAGACTTCCTCGGCAAGGCGTTCAACGTCACGCATTGGTGGACCGCCATCGACGTATCGTCAGCCGGTCTGACGACACCGGTGCTGCTGACGGATGGCGCCAACGGTCTGATCTCTTTGCCGCTGGACGTGACCTCGGAAGCCCAGGAGTCCGGGCTGACCTGGGGAGATCACCGCCCGCTCGTGCTCAACCGGGGGCTGGTGTTCGAGTGCCGGCTGGCCCTGATCACGCTGCCAACCCTGTTGTCCGAGGCCGTCTGGGGACTGGCTGGCGACAAGAACGCCGTGGCTGATACCGTCGCCGAAGGGATCTGGTTCAAGGCGGACGGTGATGGGGTGATCGTCGCCGAATCGGACGACGCCACCACCAACAACGACGACAAGGCCACCGGGATCACGGTGGTTGCCGGGGCGTATCACATCTATCGGATCGACTGCACGGTCCCCACCGATATCAAGTTCTACATCGATGGGGCGAGGGTGGCGGAGGCGACCACCTTCAGCGCGAACGCGGTGCCGACGCTCGCGCTCCAGCCGTACTTCCACAATGCGAAGGCGAGCGGGGCGGGCCTCGGAGATGTTGGGGTGGATTATGTCCGGGTGTGGCAGAACCGGGCCTAACGATGGGCCGGGTCTCGGATGCCGCATTCTTTGCAAAACGTGGCGTGCGCACGGTGAAGGTGGTCTATGGCGGCACCGAAGCCCGGGC